CACCACGGCGGCCTAGGGCCTGGGTTATTCGACTGCCTGGTGTCTTCGTTGCCCCCAGTGGCAACAAGTTGGGAGGGTCATTCCAGACCGTTGTCGTCGCCACGTCCGAGAACATGGCGTGGGAGATCGCTATGGGCTGCGACATCTGGGAGCAGTTGCCCTTTGAGGTCAAGGACGTTCAAATCTTTCCAAAGGACCCCTTGAGCCATGGCAACCATTCGACTCGTTGATGCCGCCAAGCACTTCAAGGGCCTCAGCCATCAGCTGGCTGCATGGAACGCCCTGCAGCAGACCCTCACGCCGGCACAGTTGCATGACTTCGCGGAGCTGTACCGCGCTGCCCCGGAGACCAAGGCCGCCAATTTCCAGCCACAGTCCCCCTTTTCGCTCCGCATTACACCCAACATCACCTACGGCGAGCTGGCCTTGCAGTCGGAGGCACGGCGCTTCACCGCTCAATACCAGTGCGACACGGCCACGTTGCTCTGTCAGTTCGCTCAAAAGGCCCGTGACCATTTCGGTAAGCCTGTGATCATCACATCCGGCTACCGCCCTCCCAAAATCAACGCCCAGGTCGGTGGGGCCACCATGAGCGAACACCTGTTCAACAGCCCTGATACCGGTGCCATCGACTTTTACCTGGATGGCATGTCAGTCAAGGTGCTGCAGGATTGGGCCGACAAGGCCTGGCCCTATTCGCTGGGCTATGGCGCGCCCAAAGGCTTCATCCACATTGGAGTACGCCCTGGTCGACCACGGGTACGCTGGGATTATTGAGGCCACCCACCATGCCTAACGCCAGAGACGGGCTTTACATCAACATCCACCGCAAACGGGAGCGCATTGAAGCTGGTTCCGGCGAGCGGATGCGTAAGCCTGGTGAAAAGGGCGCCCCTACTGCCAAGGCTTTTAAGGATTCCGCCAAAACCGCCAAGAAAAAGAACAAGTGAACGACGAAGACCTTTGGCCGCCAATCGACGAGGCCTTGATCAAACGGCTGGAAGAAGCCATCCCTGAGCAATGCCCTGACATTGGCGACTCAGATCGTGCAATCTGGATGTATGCCGGTCAACGGCAGGTGGTTCGCATGTTGCGGGCCGTTTATCTTGAGCAACAAGACGAGGCTTGACCTATGTGCGGCGGTGGTGGCGGTGGTGACGGCGGTGCAGCAGCCGCTGAAGCATCCAGACGGCAAGAGCGCATTGCTCGTGAACAGATGGAGCAGCAGCGCATTCAGTTTGAGCAGCAGATGGCTCTGCAGAAAGCTCAAGCTGAAGAGCAGAAGCGCATTGCTGAAGCTCCTCCGCCGCCTGCCCCGCAAGAAACGGCCACAGTGGCAGCATCTGCAGCCGAGCTGCCTACACCTGCTGCCACTGCAACTGGCGCTGCAATGGCAATTCCGATGCGCCGTGGCCTTGGCCGTCGCGGTCTTCGCACTGATATTGCCGGTGGCGTGGGTGGCTTGACCATTCCGGGTGCATGACCATGTGCATGGGCGGCGGGATAGGTCAAATGGTTGTTCAGCAGCAGCAAGAAGAGCAAGCGAGACAGCAACAACTGGCTGATGGTCGGCAAAAAATTGCTGAGTACAACGCTCGCTACGAGCAGGCTCGTGCCCGCAATCAGCTGATGGCCATGCCCAGGTCTTCAGTCAGGGTTGTCCCAGCTGCGGAAGCAGCGCCATCTGAAACCAGCGCAAACGGCGGGCTGGTCGCTAATAGTCCAGCAGTTGCTCGCAGGACAAGAGGCGGCCTTGTCGTCCCTGGAACTGGTGACTCTGGTGGCCTAAATATCCCCACCGCATAAAGCAATGGACCTCAACCTGACCGGTAGCGTTGACCGCCAACGCCAGCCCTACAACGAAGAGGAGGTAGGGACTGCCGCGGCCCGCTACCACCAGCTGGTCAGCAACCGTGATGCGTTCCTGGAACGGGCCCGTGACTGCAGCAAGGTCACCATTCCTGGTCTGATTCCTGACGCTGGCTTCAATGACAGGGGTCGGCTTAAGACCCCCTATCAATCCCTGGGTGCCAGGGGTGTGAACTATCTGGCCAGCAAGCTGCTGATCAGCCTGTTCCCGCCTAACTCCAGTTTCTTCAAGCTGGAGATCGACGACCTGGCCCTGCGTGTTGCAGAGGCTGGCCCTGAGATCAAGACCGAGCTGGACACCGCCCTGGTGCAGGTTGAGCGGGCTGTCATGTCCGTCTTTGAGACATCAGGCGGCCGTGCTGCCATGCACGAAGCCTTCAAGCACCTGCTGGTGGGCGGCAACGTTCTCCTTTACATCGGTGAAGAGGGCCTGCGCGTCATCCACTTCAACCAGTTCGTGGTCTGCAGGGACCCCATGGGGAACCTGACTGAGATCGTGGTTGAAGAGGAGGTCTACCCTGACGCCTTGCCAGCCTCCATGTACGAGGAGCTGGACCCCGAAGAGGACCAGGGCGAATACACCAGCGGCCGCAGCAGCAAGAAGACCGTCAAGATTTACACCCACGTCGAGTTTGAGCAGGGCAAGTGCCACTGGTGGCAGGAGGCCAGGAACAAGGAGATCCCCGGCACCCATGGCATGTGCGATCAGGAGGTCGCTCCATGGATTCCCTTGCGCTTCAACCGTGTCGACGGCGAGGAGTACGGCCGCTCCTACATCGAGGAGTACTACGGCGACCTGCTGGCCCTTGAGTCCCTGTATCAGTCGGTCCTGGAAGGTGCTGCTGCCGCGGCTAAGATCCTGTTCCTGGTCAATCCCAACGGCACGACCAGGCCTCGGACCTTGGCCAATGCCCCCAATGGCGCCATCGTCCAAGGCAATGCGGCTGATGTGTCGGTCATTCAGAGCCAAAAGAGCCAGGACCTGGGCATTGCGCAGAACACCATCGACCGAATCGAAGGTCGCTTGCAGTTCGCCTTCTTGCTGAACACCGCCATCCAGCGCCCTGGGGAACGAGTGACCGCCGAAGAGATCCGCTACATGTCACAGGAGCTGGAAGCCGGCATCGGGGGCCTGTATTCCATCCTCACCCAGGAGTTGCAACTGCCCCTGGTGCGGCGCCTTATGCACATCCTGCGCCGTCAGCGCAAGCTGTCGCCCTTCCCCAAGGGGCAGAACGGTCAGGCACTGGTCAATCCCAAGCCTGTGACTGGCCTTGAAGCCATTGGCCGCGGCGATGATCGCAACAAGCTGGTGCAGTTCATCACGACTGCTGCCCAGACCTTGGGTCCTGAGATCGCTCAGAAGTACTTGAACCTGGATGAAGCCCTCCGCAGACTTGCGGCGGCTGAATCCATCGACACCACTAACTTGGTGAAGACCGCAGAACAGCTGGATCAGGAGAGCCAAGCTGCAAACAACCTGCGTCAGCAGGATCTGCAGCGTGAACTACTGATGACCGGCCTCAAGTCCCCTGCATTGGGACAAGTGGCCGCCAACTACACCCAACCAGGAGCCCCCTATGGCCCGCAGTACCCAGAAGGAAGCGATCCAACCGCCCCAGGAGCCGTCCCCAACGCTCTCCCAGCAGCCCAAAACCAACCCGGTGTCCCTTCAGGGCCCGCCAGCTGACGTCCCTCAGTACGGCCCGTCTGAAGACATCGTGATTGGCGAGGTAAAAGCCAAGCCTGTTGCTGCGCCTGCCCCGACTCCTGTCGTCGAATACGGCGACGACGGGTCCATCACCATCATCTGAGCCCATTCATGCCCGAACCCATCACAATCACCGAACAGCAAGCCCCAGCACTGTCCCCAGAAAACGAAGAAATGCTCAAGGCCCTCCAATCGGAGGGTGAAGAGCAGGAAGAACAGGGTGAACAGCTGCTGGCCGGTAAGTACAAGTCCGTCGAGGACCTGGAAAAGGCCTACCAAGAGGCCCAGCGCAAGCTGAGTCAACGTGGTCAGGCCGAAGAGACTGAGGAAGAGGCTGATCAAGCCGATGACTCCGAGGAGGAGAAGCCTCAGTCCGGCGACGCCAAGGAGATCTACGGCGAGTTCATCGGCTCCCGTCTGGATGAAGCTGGCATCGACTTCTCTGACATGAACTCCCGCTGGCAACAGTCGGGCGAACTGACCGGAGACGACTACGAACAGCTGGAAGGGGCTGGTTTTACCCGGGAGATGGTCGATGCCTACCTCTCTGGTCTTCAGTACAAGGCTGTTCAGGACAATGCCCTGACCATGCAGCAAGTTTCTGCTCTCAAGCAGGAATACGGCGGCGACAAGGGGTACAACGAGATGCTGGCTTGGGCCGCTGAGAACCTTTCTGAGGAGGAGATCACCGGTTTCAACGAGATTGTCACTGGTAGCAGCACCCTTTCCGCTGTTCGCATGGCCATCTCTGGCTTGCACGCCAAGTACACCTCCAAGGCTGGTGTCGAACCCAAGCTGATTGGCGGCCGTGCTCCCAAGAGCAGCGCCGAAAAGTTTGAGTCGACGGCTCAGCTGGTTGAAGCAATGAAGGATCCCCGTTATGCGGCAGATCCTGCATACAGACGGAAGATTGAGGAACGTCTTGCCAGGTCCTCTATCTTCTGATTGAGAGGAAAGCCCGGGCCCCGCAAGGGGCCTTTTTTATTGCCTTGCCTTGTGTCTACACTTCAGTCACCTAGACCTTCTCACGGAAACGACGGCCCTCTGCGGAGGACACCCCCAGTGGAAGGAGGCGAGGTCGGGGTAACAACCCAACTTCTCTAGGAGTACAGCAATGGCTGCCCCTAATTTTGACGCTTCGCGTCTTGGCCTCATTAACAACGCCGGTGGCGGCACCTGGGCTGGCGATAACGCCATGTTCCTCCAGGTGTTCGCTGGCGAGGTTCTGACTGCCTTCCGTAAGGCGACCATCTTTGAATCTCTGCACACCGTGCGGACCATTTCGTCCGGCAAAAGTGCCAGCTTCCCCCTGATTGGCCTCAACAGCGCTGCCTACCATACGCCGGGCACCATGCTGACCGGTACTCAGGTCAAGCACGCTGAGGCTGTCATCAAGATCGACGACAAGCTGGTGTCCAACGTGTTCGTGGCCGACATTGACGAGGCCAAGAACCACTACGACGTGCGCGCCCCCTACTCCACCGAGATGGGCAACGCTCTCGCCTACACGTTTGACAAGAACGTGGCTGCGATGGTTGCCAAGGCCGCTCGTACTGCCACCAACTTCAACACCGACCTGCCTGGTGGCACCCGCATCAAGATCGTGGCTGCCTCCAAGTCCGCGATCACCGGTGCTCAGCTGGCCACTGCGCTGTTCAGCGCAGCCCAGAAGATGGACGAGAACAACCTCCCCGAGAACGACCGCTATTGCGTGCTCGCTCCGGCCGAGTACTACAAGCTCGTCCAAGAGACCAACGTGATCAACCGTGACTGGGGCGGTGCTGGCGCTTATGCCGACGGCACCGTGCTGCGCGTGGCTGGCATCACCATCCTCAAGTCGAACCACCTGCCCACCACCAACCGGACCAGCACCACCGGTGAGCAGAACGACTACACCGCCAACTTCACCGACTCTGTCGCCCTTGCCTTCAACAAGATGGCAGTGGGTACCGTGAAGCTGATGGATCTGAAGATGGAGCAGACCGGCTCTGACGTCCACGCCCTCTGGCAGGGCACCTTCATGGTTGCTTCGATGGCTCTGGGTACCAACATCCTGCGCCCCGACTGCGCCGTGGAGATCTACACCGCTACCAGCTGAGCGGTTCTACCGGGGGCCCTTCGGGGCCCCTTCCCCTTTCTGAGTTGACCGATGGCACTGGCTCGTACCACCTACCTGGAAGCGATCAACCGCATCCTCCAGATGATGGGAGAGGCACCCATCAACAGCCTCAACGGCCAATACGGCCTTGGTCAACAGGCCGAAGAAATGCTCAAGGACGTCAGCCGCAAGGTGCAAAGCGACGGCTGGTCCTTCAACACCGACTACGAACGGGAGCTGGTTCCTGACACTGTCACCAAGGAGGTGGCAGTTGGAGCCAACGTCAGCCGGGTTGTGGTCGATCCCTACAGCTACCCGTCACTGGACGTGGTGCAGCGCGGCAGCAAGCTCTACGACCGCCGGGCCAACAGCTACCAGTTCACGGACAAGTTCAAGGCTGACATCACCTACATGCTGGAGTGGGAGGAGCTGCCTGAGCACGCCCGCCAGTACATCGCCGTTAAGGCTGGCCGGCACCTGCAGGAATCCATCCTGGGCAGCGCAGACCTGACCCGGATCAACATGGGCATTGAGGCCGAGGCACGGGCTCTGTTCCTGGAAGAGGAGACCTACGTGAGTCAGAACAATATGCTCCGTGGCAATCCGAACCACACCGGCGTATTTATGACCTACATGCCCAGCCGGGCCCTGCAGCGTTGAGCCATGCCTCTTGTCAGCAGCTCCATCCCCAACCTGATCAATGGGATCAGTCAGCAGCCGGCTGCCTTGCGCCTGGCTTCTCAGGCTGAGCAGGTCGTCAACTGTATGCCGAGCCCTGTTGAAGGGCTGAAGAAGCGGCCTCCGGCCTACAACATCGGCAAGTTGTTCGCTGGTAGTGCCGGGGCCAACCGTCCTTTCACCACCATCGTTGACCGGGACGGCACGATCCAGTACCTGGTGATCATCCAAGACAACGCCATCAAGGTGTTTGGCATGGATGGGTCGGTCAAAACTGTTGCCACGCCTGATGGCACCAGCTATCTGGACATTACGGGTGAACCCAGCAACGTGTTTCGCGTTGCCTCGGTGGCGGACTACACCTTCATCGTGAACCGGGAAAAGACGGTGGCCATGGCGGCCGACTTGTCTCCCGACTGGGGCACCAAGTCCATGGTGTTCATCAAGGCGGCGGATTACAGCACCACCTACAGAATCAACGTCAACGGCACCGAGGCCAGCTACACGACCCCTGCAGTGGGTAGCGGCACTCCAGACACCATCACCATCGCAAGCCAGCTGGCGGGCCTCTTGGCTACTGCTACGTCGCTGAATCCGGTGGCCACGACCTTGACGTCTTCTTCGTCGGGCCACAGCACCACCAGCATCAACTTTGCCAGCACCACGGGTGTGGTCGTTGGCCAGTACCTGACTGATGCTGCTGGCTCCATTCCCAAAGGGGCCCGTGTCACTGCGGTCACGTCGACCACGGTGACTTTCTCGCCCGCGGCCTCGGCCAACATCCAGAACAACACTGCCATTACGTTCAGAACGGCCAATTACGTCATCGTTGCGTCCGAGTACATCGTTCGGATTGAAAAGGCCGACGGTGGCGCCTACACCCTTTCCAGCAGCGACACCAAAACATCTGAGGCGACCAGCGCCATCAAGGGCACCATCAACGACATCACCAAGCTGCCAACCATTGCCGAGCATGGGTTCACGGTCAAAATCCAAGGCAGCAAGACCACTGGCGCCGACGACTACTACGTGAAGTTTGAGGCCGCGGCCGGCAGTGGCTTTGGTCCTGGTGTCTGGAGGGAAACCGTGGCTCCAGGCATTGTCTACAAGTTCGATGCCACAACCATGCCCCATGTGCTGGTCCGCGAGAGCAACGGCACCTTCACCTTCAAGAAGTTCGACTGGTCCGCCCGTATTGCCGGTGATGCCACCACGGCACCTGAGCCCACTTTTGTCGGCAGCAAGATCCAGAACGTCAACCTGTTCCGCAACCGCCTTGCCCTGCTGGCGGATGAGAACGTCATCCTGTCTGCAGCCGACAGCTACGACCGCTTCTGGCCTGAAAGCGTCCAGACGGTGGTCGACAGCGACCCTATTGACCTGACGACTGGCGGCCGGGAGATCAACTTCCTGGTCAGCAGCTTGGCCTTTGCCAACGTGCTGCTGCTGTTCAGCCGCCACGGCCAGTTCCGCTTGGATAGCGGCACCACGTCCGCCCTGGCTTTGACCCCCAAGTCGGCCACCATCACGCCGATCACCACCTTTGAGATGACCGACGACGTCGACCCCGTGGGGGTTGGCCGGACGATCTACTTCTCAGTGCCCAAGGGTGACTTCACCGGCCTGCGGGAGTTCTTCCTGCCTGATGCCAGCGGCCCTATTCCTACGTCGGAAGAGGTGACGTCCTCGGTGCCGCGGTTTGTCCCGCAAAACCTTTGCAACCTGATCGCCACCACGTCTGAGGAGACGATCCTGGCCATCAGCAAGGACCAACCCAAGCGCGTCTATCTCTACAAGTTCTTCTTCCAGAGCGACACCAAGCTCCAATCCGCTTGGTCCTACTGGGAAGTGAAGGGCGACAAATCGATCATTGGCGCCGACCTGATCGACAGCGACCTGTATCTGGTTGTCCAATACAGCGACGGCGTGTACCTGGAAAAGGTGATCCTGCGCCCTGAAAACGTCGACACCGGCACCAGCATCGAGATCCTGCTGGACCGCAAGACGACTGAGGCCAGCTGCTCGGTGGCCCTTACTAATCCTGCAGGCCTGGACGTCCAGAGCACCATCACCCTGCCGTACCCGATTGCGGCCAACAGCACGATGGTGGTCGTCGGTCGCTACTTCGCTGGCAACACCGTCCAGCATGGCCAGGTCATCGTTCCCATCAGTCAGACCTTGACTGGTGGCACTGGTGGCAACGGCACCCTGGTGGTCCGCGGCAACCTCACCAACGCCAAGTTCTATGTGGGTGAGCTGTACGACATGCTTTATGAGTTCAGCACCCAGTACCTGAAGGAGCAGCCCCCTGGCGGTGGCATCGCTGTGGTGGGTGGTCCCAAGCTGCAGCTGCGGACCTGGACGATGATCTTCGATCAGACCTCCCACTTTGAGATCAAGATCACACCTCGTGGCCGCACCACTTACACCTATCCGTACAACGGCATCCACCCTGGCGACGGTGACCTACTGGGCTCGCCTGGCATTTCCACCAGCAAGTTCCGCGTGCCTGTGATGACGCAGAACATCGACGCCAAGATTCAGATCGCCAGCAGCAGCGCCCTACCCTGCAGGTTGCAGTCAGCTGAATGGGAAGGGTGGTATCACACCAGGGCAGGACGCATGTGACTGGCCACACCAGGCCATCGGTCGTCGCGGACATCCTGCCCGTTGCCACCGCCATGCGGACAGAAGATCAGGCTGAGGTCATGGCCGGCTGTGGTCAGACCCCAGCCGAGGCCTTGCTGTTCTGTTACTTCAAGGGCTCTCCGTGCATGACGATGCTGGGCCGCAGCGGCAAGCCAGTGGGCATGTGGGGCGTGGTTGACCAGGGCAATGGCCTGGGTCGCATCTGGCTGCTGGCCACTGACGAGCTGGTCACCGACAAGCCCAACAGCATCCAGTTCTTACGGCAGGCAAAGCCATGGCTTAAGGCCATGCTTGAGCGGTACGACGTACTGTTCAATTACGCCGATGCCCGCAACGAGGTCCACCTCAAGTGGCTTCGGTGGATGGGCTTTACCTTCATCGCAAAACATTCAAACTATGGGCATGAAGGTCGGACGTTTCTGGAGTTCGTGAGGATGAGCCATGTGTGAACCCGTCTCGATCACCCTTGGTGTTCTAACGGCTGGTCTTGGCATTGCTCAGAGCGTTGCGTCCTATCAGCAGGCCACACAGAACGTCGAAACTGCCAACGCTCAGGCCCAGCAGGCTTACAACTTCCAGCAGATTCAGGCTGGTTCTGCCCGTGCTTTTGAACAGCTGAGGGCTCAGCAGCAGGAAGCAATCATGGAGCAAAACCGCTTCCTGGCTGATCGGGCTTACGAGAACGACATCTCCCAGCTGAACCTGCGGTTGATGCAGGAGCAGGAAGCCGTGGCCCAGAAGGCAAGGCAAACGGCCCTGCAGGGAGCACAGGCAAGGGGTGAGATCAGGGCCACTGGCCGCCTTGGCGCCACGGTCGACAACCTCATCGCTGACTACTACCGGCAGCAGGCGGCCTTCGATTACGCATCAGAGCGGAACCTGGCCTTTACGACGGCTCAGGTGCAGCAGCAAAAGATGGGCGCCGCGGCCCAGCGTGGTAGCCGACTGGCCAGCCAGCAGCCGTACCTGCAGCAGCCTGTCATTGACCCGATTGAGCCGATCTACCAGTCGGCACCCAGCAGCACCCCGTACATCCTGCAGGGCGCTGCTGCTGCCCTTAGTGGCGTGCAGACGGGTATCAGCACCGCTGGCGCTATTGGCAAACTCAAGGCGGCTCAACCGCCAGGCCTGCCCAAGCTCACCGACATACCGACTGGGGCAGGCTCGGGCACATCTTCCTGGGCCTACGGGGCCAACATTCCCAAGTTCTACTAAGGCGCCATGGCACGCATCTCCACTGGTCAGACCTTCGGTGAAACCGGCCGGGTCACGTCGCCACGGACCATTGGCGCCGCCGAGCAGATGGCAACGCCAGGGATGCTGGCGCAGTCGACGCTCAGCCAGCCAGCTATCCAGCCCCAGGCCGAGCCGGTCAATCTGTACCAGCAGGTAGGAGCACCGACGGTTGGAGGCCCGCCGAAGATCTTTGCTCCGCCTGAACTGCCTGCTGCCAGCCAAGACATGGCCAACCTGGCCAAGGCCCTGGGCAGTTTCAACCCAGTCCTGCAGACCTTTGGCGAGCAGTACGTCGAGAAGGCCAAGCTCGATGACGCACGGGCCAAGCTGGTTGGTCAGCAGTTTGCTGTTGACCTACAAGCCAAGTTCCCTGGCCAGCAGCTGGCTCAACTGCGCGACCAGCTGTACGTCAAGGCTCAAAGCGGCGATCAGGCCGCGGCTGAAGCCTACGCCAAGGTTCAGGCACTGAGCCCGCTGCAGCTGGCCTACGCCAACCGGTACAACAACAAGGCTCTGCTGCAGAGCGACATCAATACCGCCGCTGGTCGTTTTAACCAGATGGGCGACATCGGCGGCACCCCTCGGGATCAGATTCCCTTGGGTGATTCACGGCTGCAGGCAGCGCAGGTCAGCCTGTTCCGCATCCCCAACGACCCGGTCCTGTATGCGGAGATGGCCCCGCAGATTGAGGCCAAGTACGCAGAGATGAACCGTCAGCAGACCGCTGACCACCTGGCCTGGAAAGAGCGCAACGAGTCGACGGCCAACCAAAACACTGCAACCAGCCTGTTCACTGCACAACAGGTGAACCGGGGCCAAGCCATTGCCGACCTGTCCAACCAAGCGACGGCAGCCCGCCAGGCGCTTGGCATTGACGGCTATGAGCGGTGGAAGAGCGGTGCTGGTGATCGACTGATTGCTGCTGTTATGGCTGGCAGCATTGGCTCTGACGGCAAGCTGGACCTCAAGCGGTTCCAGTACCTGGCTGGCGAGGCCAATGTCATCTATAGCTCCATCCAAGCGGGGCCCAATGGCGAGCTACTGGTCAATTCACTGAAGGACAAGACGGGTGCAGCTGCTCAGCTTGACTTCACCCAAAAGCTGATGGGGGCCTACCAAGGCTTCAACGAAAAGGCTGAGTACTTCGACAAGGAGAAGGGCGAAGACGTTGGCGCAGGACTTGTCGCCAAGTACCGCCTGAATGACCCGACGCTGTCCCCTGCCGAGCAGGAGCAGAACAGCGCCATGGCGATGGCAGAGGCCACTCAGCTGCCGGTTGACCAAAGGCCTGGCGCAGTGTCGGCCGTGAGAAGCGCATCGGAGTCTGCCCGCTTCATCACCAAGGTCCAGCAGGACCAGACCGAGCGGCAGAACATTTTCACTTACGACAAGGACCCAGCCACTGAGATCCCTCGCATCGAGGGCCTGGTGCGCAGCGGCTACATGGATCCGCAGGTGGGCAGGCGGCTGCTGGAGAACTACCGCCAGCTGCAGTCGGCTGACATGAAGCCCTACGTCAATGCAGCCAAGGAAGCCAAGAAGCTGCTGATGGAAGAGGAGATGGCAGCCATGAAGCGGCCAGGCTCTGAAGGTGGTGCAACGTTGACCCAGGCCGAGCGACGCCGCCTGGCAACACGGTCGGCAGAGATCGACACCAGCATCGAGGGCATCCGTCGCAGCGGCCTGGCAACCGGCATCTCTGGACCCGAGCTGCGTACCAAGCTCAATCAGTTTGTCGACAACGAGTTCAAACGCACCAAGGCCAACCCCGCTACTCAGACTGCGGTCAAGCCCAACTACGAGTCACCCGAGACCTGGTCGAACACTCTTGGGGCAATGGGTCGCATGGGCCCTGGCAACCGGGCTGCCAACTACCAGCTGCAGCAGCAGGTGAAGTCCGGAATCCTGTTTCCGACCAATGTCTACCTGGACAACCTCAACCGTTTCCTGGACAAGGGTGAGCTGAGCGATCCAATGCGCCTGATGATCAAGCGTGCTGGGTACCAGAACAAGCCAGCCCAGTTCTTCTTGGATCAATGGAAGAACGTCTACCCAGGCGTCCCGTTCCCCAAGGAGTACGAGGGCCGGGTCCAGCAGTTGAATGGCCTGAAGATCAGCTTCAACCAGCCTGCCGACGTCCCATCTGGTGGTGGGTCGATGGGCCTGGCGATGATCAACCCCAATGCCCAGCTGGCCATGCGACTCAGCCAGACGGTACGTCGTGCGGCTGAGACGGCACTGAATGTCGTGGCCCCTGCTGCCTATGGCAGAGAGATGCAAATGGCCAGCCTTGGCCCGATGAACCTGGGGTCCACCAGCCTGCTTGGCGTGATTCGTGAAATGCGTGGGGCCAACCAGTTCCGTGGGGTCAGCCTGATCAGGAACAAGCGAGCTGGGGATTACCAAAGCGATCCACGGGAAAACTGGTTCTTCGACTTCAACCCGCAGATTGTTCCTCGGGCCGTTGCTAGGGCTCGTCGCCTGAGCGAGCAGGACCTCAATGCCCTTGCATTTACTGCATTGACCGAAGCTGGCCCGACTGCACGGGGCAAGTTGGAAGTGGCAGCCAACTTGATCAACCGCTCTGCCATTGCTGGCAACAAGCCAATCGTCGACATTGCCAAGGCTCCTGGCCAATACGAGGGCGTCTTTGGGTACACCCGACAGCAGGTCGTAAGTGCAACGGAGGGAAGACGAATCTTTGGCAGCCGATACGATCAGCTCAGAAGACTGCTGCGGCAGGGGATTTGATCAATGCCCATCAACATCACCACTGACCCAAAGACCGGCCAGCAGGTAGTCGAAACGCAAGTTCCCAAGGAGTTTCCGAAGCCTGAAACGGGGTACAAGCCCATTGCTTTCAGCACTGGCAGAACGTTGCTGAAGGGCGCCCGTGACCTGACGCAAGAGCTACTGGGCAACCTGCCTGCTGATGAGTTGTCCAAGCTGCGGGTGGCAGGTGGTGTGCCACGCAAGCCTGGTGCGCCTGATGCCCCGATCCTGGGCATCCTTCCGCCACTGCCGAAGGTAGAGGCCAACCCGCTGGAAAGCGTGCTCAGCAGCGTGGTGCAGGGCGGCATTGGCTTCATGCTGGCCAGCCGTGGCCTGCGCAGCGCGGCTCGTGCCATTCCTGGCTCCACTGCCATGGCAGAGGCTGCTCAGCCTTTGCGTGCTGCTGCAGCCCGTGCTGGCGCTGCCCCTGGCGTTCGTGGCTTTGCTGCTCGCGTTGCCACCCGCACGATTGAGGAAGCACCGGCAAGCCTTGTCACTGGCTATGCCGCTTTCAAGCCAGAAGAAAAGCGGCTGTCTGACCATGCCCTGCGGTGGGTGGAGCAGCAGCGCGGCACCCCTTTGCACAATGCGCTGACCGACCTGGTCCGCTCCAAGCCTGGCGACACGGCTGCTGATGCTCGATGGAAGAACGGCCTTGAAGGCCTGATGTTCTTGGATCCGGCAGCCAACGGTGTTGTTGAAAGCCTGGGCTACTTGGCCCGTGCTGCTGTCAACAAATGGCAGGCCTACCAGGCTGCCAAGCCTGCTGCTGAGCAGGTCGTCGACACTCCTGCCCAGGCCGTTGCAGAGCCTCCTGCTGCAGAGGTAGCGACGCCTGGCAAAGCCAAGGGCAAGGCCCGTGCTGTTGAGGTCACCGAGGCTTATGTGGCCCAGCGCCGCACTCCCATGTGGGAGAAGAAGGGCGTTGAGGTGCAGGGCAAAATGCCCGACATTGCCGACCCCTGGGAGCCGGTCGCAAAAGCAGAGGCCGACTACGCCCAGGCCCAGGACCGCGCCGAGGTGGCCGTTGCTCGTGCTGCTAACACCGTGCCCGATGTGGCTGGCGCAGTACGACCTGAGGCCCGTGGTACTGAGCTGCCCTCTTATTCCCAAGTGCGGGAAACTCCGGTCGCTGAAGTGCAAACCGACCCTCAGCGGTTCCAGTTCAAAGAAGCTGGTCGCCTCACTAAGACTGGTGCGTCTGGCTCACTGAAGGAAGCAGCTGAGTACGACCCCCTGTTCGGGAAGATCATCAGCGTCTGGCGCGATCCGGCCAACAACCAGCTGTATGTGGTCAATGGCCACAACCGTCTGGCCCTGGCTCAACGCTCTGGCCGGCAGAACATCCTGACTTGGGAGATCGAGGCCCCCAACGCCGAGCAGGCCCGTGCCATTGGCGCCATGGAAAACATGGCTGAAGGCATGGGCACCCCCTGGGATGCCGCCAAAATCATGCGCGACATGGGCATTGATCCTGCCCAGCTGGCCCAGCGCAACATCAACGTCCGTGGCCCTGTTGCTGAGAAGGCAATCCCCCTGAGCCGCCTGCCCCAGGACATCTTTGACAAGGGTGTCACCGGCAAGCTGGACATGGCCAAGGCCATTGCCCTGGGCAGTGAGCCGCTGGATGAAGCCGTCATTCGCGACGTCGCTGCTGCTGCTGGCAAGGGCAAGTGGTCGGCAGAGAAGATCCTGCAGGCCATGCAGGAAGCCAAGTTTGCGCAGACCTCTGGCCCCGAGGGCGGTGGTGTCCTGCCTGGCATGGAGGATCTGTTCAAGACCACCAACTTCACCCAGCTGCTGGACATCCGCACTGAGGCCTTCAAGGCCCTGCGGGAGGAAATGATTGCCCTGACCTCGGCTGCACGCCCTGGTCGCAAAGGGATCCTTGAGGCCGCTGGCAACGTGATCGACGTCGCTGGCAGCCAGGCCGCAAGGGAACAGGCCGCTGCTGCTGTTGAAGTGTTCAACCGGGTCACCGGTTACACGGGCCCCGTGCGTGACCTGCTGAATGAAATGGCAGGCCAGGTGAAGGGCCGCCGTACTGCTGCTGTCGTCGTCAACGAGAACATCGACCGACTGCGCCAGGCCATCGAGGACGAGGTGCAAGGGCCGCGGCTGCCATTGGAGCAACCTGCTGCTGCTGCAGCCCCCGAGCCCGAGGCTCCTGCCGCTCCTGCTGCTCCTGAACCTGCCGCTCGTCCTGTCCCACCTGAGCAAGCAGCGGAATCCAAGGCACTGCTGGACAAGGCATTAGCGACTCTGCCTCCTGCTCGGCGGGCAGAGATTCAGGCACAGCTCACTAACGACCCAGACCTGATTCGCCTAAGCCTGGCTGAAAAGAGCGGCAATGCAAGCCTTGCCCAGCAACTGCGTGACCGCCTGGGAAGGCGTGGCGTCGAGACACCGCCTGAAGGGGAGGCCCGCTTTATTCCCAGTTCTACGGCCTTCCGTCTGCCCGATGAACTGCAGAAGGCAGCCCCTCGTTACAGCTACGGCTCCAAGCAGTTCCAACTGCGCTTTGCCAGCGATCTGGACCGTGCTGCCTACATCCTGGCCAATGACGTCAAGACCGTCTCCAAGGCTGCACCGAAGTTCCGTGAAGCCATCGAGCGGGCCGGCTACGACCTGGCCCAGATCGCCAGCCATGGCGACAAGGTCCGTGCTGCCATCAAGGCCCAGGCCAAAGACGCCCAACCTGGTGTCATCGAGCTGCCCGACCAGGGCTTTGGCGGCGCAGGCCGCGGCCCCCTCGCGTCTGTTGCGGAGGAAGCTGGCGGTTCTGAGCAACTCAAATCTGCCGTGGCCCGTGAAGCTGTGCGCGATGCGCAGCTCCGGGTCAGCCAGGAGGAACGTGCGTACCAGCAATGGCGTGACGCAAATCCGCGGCCGCTGCCTCCGCAAGAAGGCGGCAATTCGGAAGAGTTTGCGGCATGGATGAGGGCGAGCGGAGAAGCGCGGCTGCCACTGATGGAAGCTCGCCAAACCCTTGAGGACGTTAGGCAAGCCCCGGTTGGGGAAGGAAAAGAAGTAACCCCTAGCGCGTATGGATTCAACTGGCCCGTTTTGCGCCCCGAGGTGCAGGAGGCAGTGATGAAGGAAATCGCTGCCAACATCAAGCGAGTTGCCGGCGAAGACGTTGGGCTGCGATTCAACCAAGCCTTTATGCTTCGCCCCACTCACCAGGCATGGGGCGGTTCTGGCAAAAAGACGCAGCTGTCGCTCATTGGCGGTCAGTACGATCCGATCCAAAACCTTATCGACGTCTACCACATGAGGTATCTGGCCTTAGGTGTTAAGGCGAAAATCAGCACTGGCTATCACGAAGCGTGGCACGCAGTTCAGTTCAACTTTTTGACAGCCGAAGAACTCAAAGCACTCAACACTTTTTACGGCCAGCTGCGCATGGCAGCGGGCAAGCGGCCTAACGCCAAGAATCTGATTGAGCAGCAGGCTACCGCCTTTGAGCGATACGCCTATGCCCGCGACCAAGGCTTGCCGGTTGCGCCTTACATGCTTGGCGTGCCCGAGGAAACGCTGCGCGGATTCCGTGAGGTTGACGGCTGGCCGCAAGAGATCACTGGCTTTGAAAAGCTGGCGAAAGACGCATCCGTTGCTGCGGTCCAAATCTTTGATCGCCTTGTCGACTTTGTAGAAAAGGTCGGCAACTACTTCCAAAAGCGTGGTTGGACATCAACCAAAGACATCTTTGAGCAGGCTTATTCGGGAGAGATGGCGGCGGCAAGGCGTGACATGCCAAGCGCCTACGAAACAATGGCAGAGGGCGACAATGCCCGCGTCAAGATCCTGGCTGCAATCGAGAATCGCCCAGAGATCCAGTTGACCGAGGCCAACCGACGACTCGGCCTGTACTCGGAAGAACCCGAAGGCCCTCGCCCCGTCGACCCACCCACTGGCCCCGAGAACAGCGACGACTGGGTCCGTCGTTTCGCCAAGCAGCTGGAAGCCAACCGCCAGGCCCTGCTGAACGGTGAGGTCACCATGGAAGACCTCATGGCCA